GAGGACACAATGGTAGAACAAGAAATAAAATCTGCTGTTGAGCAACTCGGAACAGCGTTTGAGGAGTTTAAAAAAACTCACCAAGAAGAACTAAAGCAAATCAAATCAAAAGGATCTGCTGATGTTCTTACATCTGAAAAATTAGCTAGAATTGAAAAATCTCTAGACCAATTAGAAGATGTAAACCAAAAGGTGACAAAAGCTAAACTTGCTCAAGATGCAAACGAAGAGAAGCTTAATAAAATAGAAACTATTGTATCAAGACCTGGATTTGATATTTCAGCAAAAGCTGATCATTCAATGGAGAAAAAGGTATTTGATAAATGGTTAAGAGATGGTAAAGAAGCATTATCTCCAGAAGAGGTAAAGGTTCTTACTGCATCAAACGACAATACTGCTGGTTACTTAGCACCACCAGAATATGTGCAAGAGTTAATCAAAGGTATTGTAGAAATCTCTCCAATTAGATCAATTGCGAGAGTCAGAAGTACAACTAATAGATCAGTACAAATTCCAAGAAGAACAAGTACATTTGCGGCAACTTTCGTTGCAGAGCAAGGATCTAGAACAGAGACTACTGGCTATCAAGTTGGTATGGAAGAGATTCCAACTCACGAACTTTATGCGTTAGTGGACATTTCAGAACAAGAATTAGAAGATTCAGTTTTCAATCTTGAACAAGAAATGACATCTGAGTTTACTGAACAGTTTGCAAAAGCTGAAGGTAACGCATTTGTAAGTGGTAACTCTGTAGGAAAACCAGAAGGAATAGTAACTAACTCATCAGTTGGTGTAACTGCATCTGGAGTATCTGCATCTTTAAATGCAAACTCTTTAATCAGTCTATATCACGCTGTTAAGCCAGACTATTCTAGAAATGGAACTTTCGTAATGAACAGATCAACTTTAGCGGCAGTTAGAAAGCTACAAGATGGTTCTGGTCAGTATGTGTTCCAGGCAGGTTTCTCTTTACAAGTAGGTGTTCCAAACACAATTTTAGGTGCTCCATATGTTGAGGCTACTGATGTAGCTGATGTGGGTTCTTCTACTAAGCCAATTTATTTTGGTGATTTTAGAAGAGGTTACTTAATTGTGGACAGAGTATCTATGTCAATAATGAGAGATCCATTCACACAAGCAACAAGCGGAAACGTCAGATACATTGCTAGAAGAAGAATCGGTGGACAGGTTATTTTACCTGAGGCTATTCAAATTCTACAATGTGGAAGTTAATAGGAGGATAATATGAACGATCTAAAAAATAATTTAAAATTAGAAACATCATTAGCTCCGATTGTAAAAACTGCTGATGTAAATGGTACTGGAATAGACCTACAAGGTTTTTCTAGTGCGGCTTTGATTGTAAATGTTGGTGCTAATGGAGACACTTTTAGTGCATCTGTTAAAACTAATCTTATAATTGAAGATTCTGATGATAACTCAACTTTTACTGCAGTAACATCTAATACAGCTGTTACAGGTGGAACTGTTGATTCATCAGGCATTTTTCAAGTGATTGATGCAGATGGAGAAACTGGTAAAACTTATGGTATCGGTTATGTAGGAGGAAAGAGATATATCAGAGCAGTTATTGATATTGTCGGATCTCACTCAAACGGAACTATATATGGGGCAGTAGTGTTAAAGGGTACGCCTTTACATGGTCCTGTTACTAGTGATGCTAATGCGTAATTAATTAATTGGGTGGGCGATAAATCGCCCATCCTTTTATAAAAGGAGGAATTAAAAATGATTATTAAAATGAAAACAACTTTAGTTGGTGCAACTGGAAATGGTGAAGCATCAATGGAATATAAAGCAGGTGAAAATTACGAAATGAAAACTGATTTAGAAATGAATATGGCATCAGTTTGGTTAAATGATGGTAAAGCTGAACAACCAAAAGCTGAAAAACAAACTAAAGCAGAAGAAGAGGCACCTCAAAAGAAAACAAAAAAAAGTTTTTTTAGTAGAAAAAAAAAGTAGAGTGAATGAATGTCTGGTATCAAAGTAGAAACAGCCTGGACTACAAAAGCAGTATCTATTGCTGATCTTAAAACTCATTTAAGAATAGAAAGTGGATTTACTGATGATGATACCTATTTAGGAACTCTAATAGATTCTGCACAAAATTTAGTAGAAACTTATACTAACAGAGCAATAACTACTCAAACATTAAGTTTATATTTAGATAGACTTCCATTTTATAGTGATTTAAAACTTCAAGAGGGAATTTTTACAGCACCAGATTTAGAATATAATTCAAATTATATTGTATTGCCTAAACCACCAGTAGCTAGTGTTACTGCAGTTTATTATTATGATGATAGCGATACACAAAATACATTTTCAACAGCAAAATATTATGTTGATACAATTAGTGATCAAGCAAGAATTGTATTAAGAACAGGTGAATCATGGCCAACAGTTACAGAAACAAGAAATGCTAACGCATACCAGGTATTGTATGTTACAGGATATGGGGGGGCAAATGATGTACCACCACCGATTGTTCATGCAATTAAATTACTAGCAGGTCATTTATACGAAAATAGAGAAGCTGTAACTAGCTTGTCAGTAAACTCAATTCCTTATACAATAGGAGCATTATTGCAACCATACAAAGTACAAAGATTAAACAGTATTTTAGGAGGATAAAATGGGAAGTGTTTCGCCAGTTGGTAAATTAAGAAACAAGATAACCATACAAAGTACTGATTTATCTGGAGATACTTATGGAGGTTATTCAACAAGTAGAAGTACATATATAACTGCTTATGCACAAATAACTCCTAAAGTCGGAAAACAAATATTTAGTGATACTACTGGAGAAAGAATACAAAATCCTCAAGACTTTGAATTTACCATTAGATACAGAACTGGATTAACAACTTCTATGAGAATATTATTTGGTTCAAGAACATTTAATATAAAAAGCATTCATAATGACAATGAATATGATAAATATATTAAAATTTTAGCAACAGAGAATGTAGGTACATAATGAATATATCAATACAGGTAAAAGGACTACAAAAGGCATTAGATACTCTTAAAAGGGCTGAGAGGAGCTTAGAACAGCCTATTTTAGATACTTTAAAAGGTGGTGCACAATTAATTAGAGGTGAAGCTATTAAGTCAATTCAAACAGGTTCTAAAACTGGAAGATTGTATAAAAGATATAACCCAACAAGAACTCATAGAGCATCTGCTCCAGGCGAAGCACCTGCAAGTGATACTGGCAATTTAGTTTCAAATATTATGGTAGAAGATAAACAAGATTCAATAGAAGTACAAAGTAAAGCAGAGTACTCAAAATTTTTAGAATATGGAACATCAAAAATGGAAGCAAGACCATATATGTTTCCTGCTTATGAAAAAAGCAAAGATAAAATTATACAAGCTGTTTTTAGAAAAATAGCACAAACATTACAGGATTTAGCAAAATGAGTGATCACAGTATAGAACTACAAAAAACAATATTTGATACATTGAGTGGGGATAGTACTATAACATCAACTTATGGTGCTAATGTGTACGATTATATACCAGATAATACATCTTTCCCTTATGTAAAAATAGGTGAAGAAACATCTGTAGATAATGGTACAAAAACGCTACAGGGTAATGAACATACTCTTGTCATTCATACCTTTTCACAGTATAGAGGTAGTAAGGAAGTAAAAAATATAATGTCAAGAATTTATGCTTTGTTGCATGAAAGTAGTTTGAGTGTATCGGGAGCAAGTCTTGTCAATTTAAGATTTGAATTTTCCGATGTTATAAAAGAAAACGATGGCTTAACAACTCATGGATTACAAAGGTTTAGAGCAGTAGTTTTTGATAGTTAAATTAAAAGGAGGAAATTAAAATGGCAGCACAAAAAGGAAGTAGCTTTTTATTAAAAGATAATGCTAGTGGTACACCTGCAACAATAGGTGGACTAAGAGCAACATCAATGACAGTTAATGGTGAGTTAGTAGATATTACAACAAAAGATTCAACAGCATTCGTAAGTGGTGGTAATGATATTGGTAGAGAAATTTTAACAGGTGGTGGTATTATGAGTATGTCAATATCAGCATCTGGAGTATTTACAGATGGTACTGACGATGAAAATGTTAGAGATGCCGCATTCAAAGGTGAATTAAATGCTTATCAATTAGTATTTGGAA